ATGAGGCTTACACAACTGTAAACGTCAAAATAAAAAAAGATAAATGAAGCTGGCTATAGCCCTAGGTGTGGCTTTCTTTATATCGGCTTCTATTAATGCGATTATGTTCGCTAAATTAGACACAGCAAAAGTTGAGCTACAAACCGCCATTAATAATCAGGCGGTGCTTGAAAGAACTGTTCAAGAGCAAAATGAACAGATCGTAAAAGCTCTTGAATCGGCTAAAAAGACTCAAGCGCAGATTCAAAACCTGAACTCCCAATACTCTGCAAGCCAAGCGCAAGTAACAAACTTAAGAAATAAGTTTGCAAAACACAATCTTGAGGGTATGGCACTCGCTAAACCTGGATTATTGCAGGGTAAAGTTAATAAAGCCACCGCCAGAGTAATGGTCAACCTAACCACAATAACCAATCCAGACCAATTTGATGAAAAAGCTACTGATAATACCACTACTACTAATTAACGGTTGCTCTTCGTTCTCTTTGTTCGGGGACAGAGCCAACCAACAACCACAAGTCAAGCCTGTGGAAGTGGTCAGTGTGGCGAAAAGAGCGCCAATCTACCATCCACCCCTGCCAGAACCCATTGAATCGGCTGCGATTGAGTGGAGAATACTCTCTCCTGATGTGATGCAGGAATATTTAATCGCAATTGAGGCTGGCGAAGAACCACGAGTAGCGTATTATGGACTGACTTCCCAAGGCTATGAAAACTTATCAATGACGATGGGCGAAATTACCCGATACATAGAACAAATACTACACATTGTCGGTTATTATAAAGAGCTAGATGAAGAAGAGGAAAAGGAATAATGCCATTATCTAAATACATTTTAAAACCCGGCATAAATAGAGAGGGAACCGACTACACCAACGAGGGTGGCTGGTTTGATGCTAATTTAATAAGATTTAGAAAGGGCTTTCCTGAAAAGATAGGGGGCTGGCTAAAAGTAACAACCAATTATGTTTTAGGCACCGGGAGAGCGTTGCATGGTTGGGTTAATCTAGAGACTACAAAGTTTTTAGGCATAGGCACTACTTATAAATATTATATAGAATCAGGAAACGCTTTTAATGATGTAACGCCAATTAGAGAAACCACCTCTGCTGGCGATGTAACGTTTTCGGCAACCGATGGTGATGCCACCATTACTGTAACAGACAGCGCAGATGGTGCTGTGAAAAATGATTTTGTTACTTTTAGCGGTGCCGCTACTCTGGGCGGTTTAATTACTGCTGACGTTCTTAATCAAGAATATCAAATTGCTACTATTGTTAATGCTAATAGTTACACCATTGAAGCTAAAGACACTTCCGGCGATACAGTTACTGCTAACAGTAGTGACTCTGGTAACGGTGGCTCAAGTGTTGTTGGTGCTTATCAGATTAATGTAGGCCTAGATGTTTATATCCCCGGCTCCGGTTGGGGTGCAAATGCTTGGGGTGCTGGAACGTTTGGCTCAACTTCAGCCATCTCCGAAACAAGTCAGTTAAGATTATGGAGCCATGATAACTTTGGCGAAGATTTAGTTATTAATCCAAGGGCTGGTGGTATTTATTATTGGGATGAAACCAATGATGTAACAACCAGAGCTGTTGCTTTAAGCTCTTTAAGTGGTGCTAATTTACCACCAACAAAAGCTTTGCAAGTTTTGGTTAGTGATATTGATCGACACATTATTTGTTTGGGAGCTGATCCTTTAAACGATTCCGGCACAGCCAGAACAGGATCATTGGATCCTATGTTTATTTGTTGGTCTGATCAGGAAAATGCAACCGAATGGGAACCTACTCTGACGAATACTTCAGGGTCTTTTAGATTGTCTGCCGGGTCTTTAATTATTGGTGCTCTTAGAGCACGACAAGAAACATTAGTCTGGACGGACATGTCTTTATATTCCATGACTTTTGTTGGTTCACCCTATACGTTCAGCACCAACTTAGTAAATGAAGGTGTGGGATTAATTGGTCCTAAAGCCTCCGTCAATGCACCCAATGGTGTTTTTTGGATGGATTTAAAAGGGTTCTATTTTTATAACGGTGCAGTAGCACCATTGTCGTCTTCGGTACATAGTTATGTGTTTAGCGATATTAATTTAACTCAAGCATTTAAAGTGTTTGGTTTTCTCAACAAAGCCTTTGATGAGGTCGGTTGGTTCTATTGTTCAAGCAGTAGCGATGAGATTGATCGTTATGTGGTTTACAATTATTTGGAACAGACTTGGTCAATTGGGCAACTAACTCGTCATTCTTGGCTGGATGAAGGAGTTGAAGACTACCCTAGGGCTATGGGCAAAGACACTTACAATTATTTATACAAACATGAAACAGGGAACGATGCGGACGGATCTCCTATGGACAATGTCTACATTGAATCCAGTAGTTTAGATATTCAAGAAGGTGACTATTACACTTTTGTTAATCGCATCATACCTGACATTAAGTTTACAGGATCAAATAGCGATGCTGCCATGAACGTGGTTCTTAAGAAACGAAACTGGCCAGCTGAAAGTTTAAGCACTGCCTCTACTACATCTGTTACTTCTTCTACCGATAAAATCAACACTAGAGCTAGAGCACGTCAGGTCGTGCTGCGTTTTGAGTCCGATGACGATAATTCATCAGGCTTAAGAGAAGGGCTAGGGTTTCGAGTGGGAGCAACCCGAATGGAAATTAGACCTAACGGCAAACGCTAATGGGAAAACTTCTTGAAACGAGACTTCCTAATGCCATAGGAGAGGTTTCCCCAGATGTATACAATCGTTTGGTGCGCGTCCTTGAATTAAACCTAGGCACGTTTGATCCATCAGCAACGCCTCAACATAATTTAACCACGCTTTCAAAAAATAAATTTAACACTGGCGATATTATTTGGAATCTCAATGCTAAGAGTTTACAAGTCTTTGATGGCTCCAAATGGTATGATATTTATTCGGGGACGACCAGAGGGGTTAGCGCAACAGGGGCTGTTAGCTCATTATCAGTAAGCACCAACGGAGCAATATCCATTGATTTATAACTTAAAAAACAGATATACTGTAAAGACTCTCGGTTCGTGGGATCTTCGCAATATTTATATAATGCGAAAATGAGAGAAGAGATTGCAGAACAATTAGGCGTAACTCCGACTCCAGGCGGGTTGGAAATTCTTTTGCGTCAATCCGAAAACAACAGAATGGCTCATGGCGGCATCATGAATATGGCTGATGGTGGTCCTTTAATAAATCCTTATGAATCTAATGCTCTTGCAGCATTTAATAGACAAATGGGTAATTTTGATTCTTCTATTAATAAACAGTATCAACAAGAAATGGCAAAACATCAACAAAATAAAATTGATGCTAATGCCATTGCCAACCTAATTCGGGGATCGGACATATCGCCAAATCTAAGCGAGCCAACAATGCAAGAGCGTGCTGATGCTCGCGCAGTTGCTGATGCTATCAAAAGAAAAGAATACTTGCAAAAAAGAGCTATAAAACGCGATATATATGGAAACATATATGGACAGAATACTCACGAGCCAGAGAGCACAGGAGACATTGTGAAAAGTATATTTACTCCTGATCTTGTGGGCAATACTATACTTTCTGCAATGACAGGTGGTTTGGGACCTTTTATGAAATGGGGCGGTAAACAAATCTGGAATAAATTTGGAGGACAAGGAACTAGAGATAGACTTTTAGAACAAATGAAAGATGCTGGGGCTTCCGATCAATTGTTTGCTTCGGCAACACAAGACTTACAAGATGAAATAGAGGGTATGTCGACTCATGAGTTTCAAGAAGCAATTGAAGGATATAAAGTTGGAGATGCTCTTCCCGCTCAAGACATGAGTGCCGGTATGTCTGGTGCAAGCGCATTAATGGCAATGCCGACTTATGGGGCGATGTATAATGTGGGTGGCTCAAGCGGTCATGGAAAAGGTGCTGGCGGTAACTTTGGGCAAGGTCAACGCATGATCCAAAAAGAACAACGAAAAATTAAACAAAGAGCCAAGCAATACGACCAGTTTGGTGATGAGAATTGGTATTTAAGCGAAGGTTATGAGCCTGAACAAGCAAACTATTATGCGAATACATTTAAAAACATGTACGGTGGTGGACAAGACTTGATTGATACAATGCATGATCGTGGTTTTGGACAAGGTGCCTACGAGGCCTTTGAGCGAGTCGCTGAAAGCCCACCTGAAAGTGCGGCTGACAGTCGTGGTAGGCCAACGAATTTTGCAGAAATGAAAGAATATTATATAAAACACGGAGGTTTCGGTGGCGAAGGCGCGCCTAAACCAATATGGGGAGGTGGCTAATGTCTGAGAATATATACGGCGGCGCGTTTCCTTGGGCAAACTTATTTGGATTCGGAGGAACTAAGGAGGTTAGCGATGAAGAGGTAATGAGCTCAATTAGAGAAACTTACGGAGGATCTCAAGTAGGTGTAACGGGTGATGATTATTTAGACTCAATAATTAGTGGCGCAATACCTGGTGGGCCGCCGGATAATACAGTTATTGAAGAAATCACTGCTACTGGAGAACCTCCTTTCGGTTACAGAGTTTTAAATGCCTACGACACGTTAAGCGGCATTTTAGGAAATATAGATTTACCATCTACTACAGGAATGGGACCATATTCTGGTTCTTACGCTTCTGATTCAGAACTAGCAGATGAAGTTAAAGATCCGCGAGATAGCATTGGCTATGATATGCTTTCTGATTATTTTAGCGATGCTGGTGATTATATTGGTGAGACTTATGATGATGCTGGTGATTATATTGTTGAAACAATAGGTGATCTCACGGAAGATCAAATTGCAGGATTGGCAGGAGAAGAGCTAGGCACAGGCGATGAAGTTGAATCAGATGAAGAAGTAAAAACTGAAGAATCAGATGAAGAAGTAAAAACTGAAGAATCAGATGAAGAAGTAAAAACTGAAGAAGGAGGCGATGGCATTAAAGGCATGCTATCTAAAGCTTACGACAAGCTCGGCATACAAGGAATACTAGGCATACTTTCACTTCTCGGTCTTGGAAAATCAATAGGCGCTTCAGGAGAAGAAGACCAACTTAGTGGCGGTGGCATTGGATCATTTGCGTCTAGTCAATTTGATCCGTCTGGATTTGGAGCTACAGCTGATTACGCCAACATGCCTGGCGGTGGCGTAGGGCAACCAACATGGTTACCAAACACAAATGCACCTATCTATTATCCGTTTGCCTCAGAAGTAACAAAACAATATAACGCTCAACAGGAAGGTCCCTTCTCATTTACAGCAGGACCACCACCGGACGCAATGATTCAAAATCTAACCTCGCAGAGAATCCCCGGTGTAACCTATGTCGCTGACGGTGCTTTTATGCGTCGTAACGGATTAACTGAGGGTCCGGGCACTGAAACCAGTGATGATATACCGGCCATGTTATCCGATGGTGAGTTTGTGACCA